GCCCGGTGCTCGCCCGCATGCTCGCCACCGCCACCTGGCACCCCGCGAACGCCACCACCCCCGAGCTGCTGCGCGCCCTCGTGCACCGGGTGCACCACCTCGCGCCCGACCTCACCACCGCCGACCACGTGCACGACACCCTCGCCGCACACGTCGCCGCCCTACGCCCCCTCGCCGCCCCCGACGGCGTGCGACGCATTCCGCTGCACCAGCCGTGCACCGTCCCCGACTGCGACGGCGAGTACGCCATGCGGATCACGCCCGGCGTCGTCGCCCTCGACGACCTCGTGTGCGACCGCGACCCCGACCACCGGCTCACCCCCGCCGAATGGCAGGCCGTGCAGCGCCGCACCGCCCGACCCGAGAGGAACCCAGCATGAGCACCACCGACGACCGCGCGCTGTCCCTCGCCGAGCTGGCCGCGATCGGCGCCCGCTACGCCCGCGCACTCGACGCCAAGCCCTCGAAAGGCGACTACACGCCCCGCGGCATAGACGCCCTCACCGACAGCGTGTGCGACGTGCCCACGCTGCTCGACGAGGTCAAGCGGCTGACCGAGGTGGTGGTCCGACACTGGCGTGAGCACGCTCTCGCCGCCGACGCCGAGGTCGCCCGGCTGACCGGCGAGGTGGGCGCGCTACACCACGAGCGCGACGTCGCGGTGGCGGCCGTGCAGCGCGAGCGAGTCGCCGCTGAGCGCGAGGTCGAGCGGCTGACCGCTGAGCGGGACGGCGCGCTTGCGTCGGCAGTCGCATTCAAGACCGAGCGGGACCGGCTCGACGAGCAGTACCCGTGCGACGGCGGATGCAACTACGACGGCCCCGCCGAGCACTGCTCACGGCACGGGCGCACCCCCGCCGAGCTGTGGACGATCATCGCCGACCTGGCCGTCGAGCGGAACCGCCTGCGCGGGTTCGCCGACGCGGTGCTGCGCAACATCGAGCCACAGTGGCGGTCAATCAGCTACGACCGGAACGCGCTGCTCGACGAGCTCCGCGCCCTCGCCGCCGAGCACGGGGTCGACCAGTGACCGCGCACCGCGTCGTCATCCTCGACGCCCTCGACGCCGTACCCGACGACCACGGCACCGACCAGGCCGCCGCCGTCGTCGCCTACCAGGCTGGCCTACGCGACGGGCTGCGCGCCGCGCTAGCCGCCCTCGACGGCGCACCCACCGGGCACGCCGCCCTCGCCCTCGCACTCACCACCGGAGCGACACCATGACCACCGAGCGAACGCCCGCGGCGTACTACGTCGACCGGTGGGGGCGCCCCGCCGACCGCGCCAAGTTCTACGTCAAGCCCGGCGAGGACGGGCACCCGCACGAGCGCGACGAGCGCGGGTGGTGCAAGACGTGCATGGCGCCGCCCGGATGCTCACACGCCCGGTGCAAGCCGCGCCCCACGTAGCGACGCACCCGACGCGCCGCGTCGACGCACGTTGCATATGCGACCCGACTTGACATACCTTGTGATCGGCTCGCTACACGCGACCAACAACCGAACAGCCCAGCACACGGGCCACGCGCACAACGACCCCCGCCGAACACACCCGGCGGGGGTCGTCGCTTTCCGGCCCGCGCCGTCTCGCGTCGCCCCTCGCGCGCGCGTGAACGTCGAACCGGACGGAGGGCGGGGGTGATCGAATGCCCGCGTTCGCGTGGACCGCCGAGCTCGACACCCTGCTGCGCAACCGTGCGGCCGACGGTGTCAGCATGCGCAAGATCGCCGCCGAGGTCGGCACGTCCGACGCGACCGTGCGCCGCCGGCTGCGAACCCTCGGCGTCGTCGTCGACCGGTCCCGCACCGAGGCTGCGACCGCCGCGGCCGTCGTCGACGTGAAGGCCCGCCGCGCCGCCGTCGCGCAGCGCATGCTCGGGCAGGCTGAAAGCATCCTCGCCCGGCTCGAGGCGCCGACGTTCACGACGATCATGCGCGGATCGTTCGGCGTCGAGGAAGAACAGACCGTGTCCGAGCCGCCGGCGCGCGATCACCGCGACCTGCTCAGCGCCGCACAGATCGCCGTCAACACCGCGCTCAAGGTCGACGAGCACGACCGCGACACCGGCACCGCCGAGGCCGTGGGCGCGCTCGACGGGATCGAGCGTGCGATCCGTGACGCCGCCGCCGCGCTCGGGCCCGACGTGCTCGCCGAGCTCGAGGCCCAGGCCGACGGCGGGGAGGGCGAGTCGTGACCACGCTCGCCGCCCTGCAAGCCGCCACCGTGACCGCCGTGCTCGCCGGGTTCTCCCCGCTGCAAGTGCTGTCCATCGCCCGCGCCACCGCCCGTGTGAACCTGTGGGTGGGCGCGATCCGATCCGGCAAGACGATCGCGTCGCTGCTCGCATGGCTGCTGTACGTGCGCAACGCCCCCACCACGGGCGCGCTCGTCGTCGTCGGCCGCACCCGCGAGAGCATCGCCCGAAACGTGTTCATCCCCCTGTCCGACCCCGCAATCTTCGGCCGGTTCGCGCACCTCGTGTCGTACACGGCCGGCGCCCCCACCGCGCAGGTGCTCGGGCGCACCGTGCACGTGATCGGCGCATCCGACGCCCGAGCCGAGGCCGTCCTGCGAGGGCTCACCGTCGCCGGCGCGTACGTCGACGAGGCAACCCTCGTCGCCGAAGCGTTCTGGACCCAGCTCCTAGGCCGCATGAGCGTGCCCGGCGCCCGCCTGTTCGCCACCACCAACCCCGACGGACCCGCCCACTGGCTCAAGCGCCAGGTGATCGACCGCGCCCGCGAGCTCGGCTACCGCGTGTTCCGGTTCCGCCTCACCGATAACCCGCACCTCGACCCCGCGTACGTCGCACAGATCACCCGCGAGTATGTCGGGCTGTGGTACCGGCGGTTCATCCTCGGCGAGTGGGTGCAGGCCGACGGCGCCGTGTACGACGCGTGGGACGAAACCCGCCACGTGATCGACCCGGCCGACATACCGCACGACGTGCGCGTGCTCGGGTTCGGCGTCGACTACGGCGACGTGCACCCCGCCCGCGGGTACCTGCTCGGCGTCGGACCCGACACCCGCCCCGGCCACGACGGCGAGCACCGGCTGTACGTGCTCGACGAGTGGGCGCCCGGCAGCATGACCGTCGGCGAGCACTCTGCAGACCTGCGACGGTGGCTCGCCACCCGCCCTGTGCCGGCGTGGCAGGCACCCGAATGGGTGGCGTACGACCACGCCGCCGCGTCGTTCGGGCACCAGCTCTGGCACGACGGCATGACCAACGTCATGAAGGCGCACAAGGCCGTCTTGCCCGGCATTCGCACCGTGGCCGGGCTGCTCGCCGTCGACAAGCTCGTCGTGTCCCGCACCTGCCGCCACCTCATCGACCGCCTGCCCGGGTACGTGTGGGACCGGAAAGCGGCCGCCAAGGGACTCACCCAGCCCGTGAAGGCCGACGACGACGAGGCCGACGCCCTGCGGTACGCCGTGTACACCACCCGGCACGCCTGGCGTGACCTCGTGCCGCTCGCGCCCGCGCTCGACGACGCGCCCGGCGCCGGCACCACCGACGACTAGAACGGAGGGCCCCGCATGCTGCCCGACACCGACCTCGCGTGGCCGCCGGCGTCGCACGCCCCGATCACCGGCAAGCTCGCCGAATGGGACGCCTGGTACGCGGGCGACCCCGACCGGCTCGCCGCCGTGTACGGGGGTCGCACCGCCACCGGCCGCCCGCAGGCTGTCGGTGGCGTGGTCGGCATGTTCCGCCGCCTGTGGTGGGGTCGCACCCCCAGCGGCAACGGTGAGCGCCGCGACGCGATCCACCTGCCCGTCGCCGCCGACCTGGCGCGCGTGTCCGCCGACCTGCTGTACAGCGACCCGCCCCGCATCGTCGTCGCCGACGACACGACCGACCAGGGCACCGCCGACCGGCTCGCCGAGTACGTCGACGACGGGCTGCACAACGTGCTCGCCTCGGGCGCCGAGGTGGGTGCCGCGCTCGGTGGCCGGTTCCACCGCGTCACCGTCGACCCCACCCTCGCCGAGCGGCCGTTCGTGTCCACCGTCGACGCGGACGCCGCGTACCCCACGTTCCGGTGGGGTCGCCTCGTCGCCGTCACGTTCTCCCGCGTCGTCGCCGACCTCGGCACGAACCGGGTGCTGCGACACCTCGAGCGGCACGAGCTCGACGAGCAGGGTCGCGGCGTCGTGTTCCACGGGCTGTACGAAGGCACGCGCGACCGCCTCGGCAGCCCGCGCCCCCTCACCGAGCACGACAGCACCGCACCGCTCGCCAAGGCCGTCGACGAGACGGGCGCCGTGATCGGTGAGCGCACCCCCGGGCTGCACGTCGTGTACGTCCCGAACGTCACCCCCAGCAGGTTGTGGCGCGGGCACGACGTCGGCATGCACCTCGGGCGCTCAGACTTCGACGGCGTCGAGCCCGTGTTCGACGCGATCGACGAGGCGTACAGCTCGCTCATGCGCGACGTGCGGCTCGCCAAGGCCCGCCTCATCGTCCCGTCGTACATGCTCAGCAGCAACGGGCCCGGTAAGGGCGCCATGTTCGACCTCGACCGCGAGGTGTACGAGGTCGTCAACGCCCCGCCCACCGAGGACGGCAAGGGCGCGATCACGCCGCAGCAGTTTGCGATCCGCGCCGAGGAACACCTGCGCATCGTCGAGGACGGCATCCGGCGCGCGATCCACGACGCCGGGTACAGCTCGTCGACGTTCGGTGTCGGTCCAGTCGGGGTGCGGCGGCGTCATGACCGCGACCGAGGTGCACGCCCGCGAGCGGCGGACCTACCTCACCCGTGACCGCAAGGTGCGGCACGAGCGGCCGGCGCTCATCGCGCTAACCCGCAAGATGCTGCACGTCGACCGGGCCATGTTCCGTACGGCCGTCACGCCCGACGTGGCGCTCGAGGTGACGTTCGCCGACACGGTGCAAGAGTCCACCCTCGCCCTCGCACAGTCCGCGCAGGCTCTCGCCGCCGCCCGGGCCGCGTCCACGCGCACGCTCGTGCGCATGGTGCACCCCGACTGGACCGACACCGAGGTCGAGACCGAGGTGAAGGCGATCCTCGACGAGCAGGGCGTGCCCGTCGTCGACCCGTACGCGCTCCGGTGACCGGCCGTGCGCATCCGGCTGCGGTTCACCCTCGAGCTCGACGTGCGCCGACGGCGTGACGACGTCGCCGACGAGACGCCCGAGCAGCGCGACACGCAGCTCGACGCCCTCGTCGGCGACGTCGAGCAGCGGCACGACGCCCCACGAATCGGGTTCGGCACGTTCGACACCGAGTGACCCGGAGGTGCCGCCGTGGCCGTGCTCATCCCCGACGACCGCGACGCGCTCGACCGTCTCGTGCGCGAGCTCGTCGAGCTGTACGGCACCGCCGAGCGCCGCCTACAAGCCGCGATCGCCACCCAGCTCCGCGCCGGGGTCGCCGTCGACCCGCTGCACCCGGCACGCGCCCTGCGGCTCGCCGAGCTGCGCGCCGAGGCGCTGCGGATCACCCGGTGGCTACAGCAGACCTCCCCGGAGGTGCTGGCGCGCATCCTCGACACGGCCGCACAGCGGGGCGCAACCGCGGCCCTCGGCGAGCTGTCCGACCTCGTCGGCGCCACCGACGCCACCGCACGCGCCGGGCTCGGTCCCGCCGGCGCGATCGTCAACCCCACGCGCGCGCTGCCCGGTGCAGCCGCCGCGGCGACGATCCGCGCCGACCTGACGAACGCCCTCGCCGACGTCACCCGCCGCGTGCTGCGCTACCCCGACGACGTGTACCGGCGAGCGATCGCCGCCACCTCGACCGACGTCGTGCTCGGCATGGGCACCACCCGCACCGCGCAGCAGGCCGCATGGAACCGGCTGCTCGACGGCGGCGTGACCGGGTTCACCGACGTGCGCGGGCGCCGGTGGGCGCTGTCGTCGTACGTGGAAATGGCGACCCGCTCGGCGACCCGCCGCTCGTTCGACGACGCCAAGGTGACCGCCCTGCAGGACGCCGGCGTCGAGCTCGTGACGGTCGTCGTCGGGTACGACTCGTGCGAGGCGTGCGCCCGATGGTCGGGCCGCATCCTGCGCACCACCCCCGGCCCGACCGGCAGGCTGCGGCTGCAGCACGCCACCGAGGACCGTGAGGTGACCGTGCACGTGGCCGGCACGCTCGACAGCGCCAAGGCTGCCGGGTGGCGGCACCCGAATTGCACGTGCACCACGGTCGCGTACCTGCCCGGGCTGTCCGTCGTGCAGGACGCCACCACGTACGACCCCGACGCCGAGGCCGCGCGCGCCCGGCTGCGGCACCTCGAGCGCGAGGTGCGCAAGGCGAAGGGCGACGCCGCCGCCGCGGTCGACGACGACGCCCGCCGCGCCGCCACCGCCAAGGTGCGCGAGCTGCAAGCCGCGATCCGCGAGCACGTCGACGAGCACGGGCTCATCCGTCAACGGCACCGCGAACAGCTCAACCTCGCGCACGTGCGCCGCTGACCGGGTGTGACATTCCGCCGAAAGTTCTCCCGCGAATGTCACACCCGCCGCGACCTGCCGAAACACCACGCTTCCCGCCCCCGGAGGGCGGGCAAGGGCGCGACCCACCCGGGCCGCGTCGACCCTGCGACGGCACCCCGGAGGTACCGAGCATGAGCACCACCACCATCCGCCTGCCGATCCTGCCCACCCCCGGGCTCACGCACCCCCGCTTCACGCGGCTCAGGTTCGTCG